CAGCTTTGACTGAAATTTGTCCCGCTCGACAGGTCCAGCGTTCCGGGAAATTCTTCGAGTGAAGAGTTATTATACCAGCAGTACCTGAAATCCGTGCCGCTCGATAGGTCCAGTGTGCCGGAAAATTGGGTCAGTGAAGTGCACCCGGACCAGCAGGCATAGAAAGTTGTCCCGCTCGATAAGTCCAACGTGCTGGGGAATTCGGTCAGTGAAGTGCAAGTGTACCAGCAGAGAGAGAAAGATGTCACCCCACTGAAATCCAACGCATCAAACTTGGGCGTCACAAGGTCGGTCCTGCCGCGCCAGTATTCTTGCAGACTCCCAGTCGGGTTCCTCGTCGCGCCTTTGACCTCCTCAAGATACTTGATGACTCCCGCAATCTCCGTGTCACTCACGGTCGTTGGCAGGAGCACGTAGGCATACAGGTTGAGAGCTTGGTAATAGCCCGTCTCAAAACCCAATCCGGTAATCTCATCGACAGAATCGGCATCCACTTCGTAAGCGAATATCCCGTTGCTCGTTGCCACAATGAGTATTCCCGCTTGCCCCACCGCTGCGCTGAGCGCCAGCTTGTCCTTCTCGTCAGTAACCACATCGAACGTCATGAAGCCGTCCGTATCGTGGGCTGGTTGGAGGTTGGCAGTGCCCTGCGTCAGATATTCTCCGCGCCCATTGGATGGGGCTGAGCCCCCATACCACTTAGAATACCATGTATCGACTGCTCCCCCGCTCGTGCTGACGTTGGTATCCGCAGCGAAATACAGGTAGGGGTTAAGGTCCAGCGGGTCAATCTTGTCCACTTCAGAAGTGAACAGGTCTTCCGATATCTTCTTTGTAAGAGGACGAAGGATACCCGTGGTGATGGGAGCAATAGACGACATAGTGGTTTAAAAAGCCTTGTTTTCGTAAACAGGGAGTACCGTCACAGTAACAGAGGGGGTGTGCGCTGAGTTCAAGACGTTCAGCTCAGTGGCTCCGGTCGTGAATATAACAGCCCCGTCAGCGGTAAAGCTGGCGTCTGAGCCGATATCCACCCAAGTGCTACCGATTTTGTGCTGAAGCTTGACGGTGGCGCTGCTAAACGTCCCCGCTACCGCGAACATCCCAGTTCCTCCGTTCCAGTCAACGGCTGTACTTGAGCCGCTGGCCGGGTCGGTAAATGTTTTTCCGTATATCATGATTAGTAAGTTCTTGCACCAGCTCCAGCTGACCCAATGTTGGGGGCGGTGCGGTTAATAGTAAGGGACTTCATTCCCCCACGACGGCGGGAGGCCTGACGCTTCTTGAGCGCCGGGTTCTCCACCTTCTTCACCTTCTTCATTGGGGGAGGAGGTGGTGTGGGAACTGGTGGTGGGGGTGGGGCGCTGCGGCCTCCTCCGAAACACATATCAACTATTGGTTATTGAGGTTAATGAATTCTCCGCTTGCTCATCAAGCTTGTTGGAAAGGAACCTTATAACAGACCTCTGCCCGAAGTGGTAGTCCAACTCTCGTAGGGACTCTCCGGGGCCGAAGTCTTGTTTGGGAAAGGTCTCCTCCAAAGCCGTGAGTAATTCTCGCGGAACTAGCGGAAAAATGTTTTCCTGTTTCATATATGCCTTCTCTCGCGTTCAGGGTTCCCAGAGGGTGATTTCCTTGGTCTCCTCATTGTAGTCCTTGTCGTGGAGAATGTAGGCCAACCGGGCGGTCAGGAGGGCGTCCTCCTCGTCCATGTCTGCCTTGGCGTAGGCCTCTAGGACGACCCCCCAGTCATAGCCCTTCTTGCCAAAGAGCTTTCGGGCGGTGACCTCCCCGATACCCCTGACTCCCATGTAGCCGTCAGCAGCATCCCCGGCCAGCGTCTGGACTAGGTGGTAGTTCCTGCCCTCCTCCGGGGTGGTGGTCTTCATCTCCTCCTTCAGTGGGTTGTACCATGTAATCGGGAGGGTTCCGAAGTCCTTGTCCCCTGAGACAGCGATGGTGCCCTCAGGGTCACGGGTGCAGATGATGCCCATGAGGTCGTCAGCCTCCATGTTCTCAGCGGTCAGCCCATCGTAGGCGCTCTTGACCCACTCGATGAGCCACCTGAGCCCCAGCGGCTTCCTCTTGTCTTTCCTGTGAGCCTTGTAGTCAGGGAACAAGTCCAGCCTGAAGTTCTCCCGTGGAGAGAACACAGGCACGATGGTATCGCTCCCCAGATTCTTGCTCAGGTTATCAAAGAACCTGTCCACCTCTGCCATCATCTCAGTCTCTGAGGATGTCAGGGTCCAGTGGTCTTCGTCCCACTTGGTCTCCACCTCGCAGGAGAAGGCGGCACGATACGCCAGCATATCACCGTCTATGATGAGCTGCTTCATTAGTGTGTCTCCTTCCAGTTAGCGCCCACCTTGTATTCCCCGTCCAAAGGACAACGAACCTTAAGAACCTTCCCGGCATTCTTGATGCTGTCCACGAACAACTGACCAAGCTCGTCGGCGTGCTCAGGCTTGCATGAGAACTGAACCTCATCATGCACATTGGCGTGCATCTGGTAGATGGGTCCGTCGAGACTCCAGTGGAGTGTGCTGGCCGCTTCAGTAAACTCAATCAACGCCTGCTTCATGACCACCGCAGCAGCCGACTGGCATAGCAGGTTCAATGCGGAGAACGCTTTGCGAGCAGGAAGGATGCGCCCGTCGAGCCCCGTGAGGATGCCACGGGCTGTGACCTTGTTCTCAACACTGGTCATGAGACTGGCAACAGCGGGTATCTTTCTCAGGAATTGGTTCTTCAATGCCTTTCCCTCGCGCTCACCTCCATCCACAATGCCACCCAGCGCCTTGTTACCAGCGCCGTATAACCACATATAGATAAATTTTTTCGCCTCGTCGCGTGTGCTCAGCCCCGCCGCCTCTTGGTTGGCGGTATGGATGTCGCCTTCAATAATGGTCTTGGCGTATGCGCCCTTGTCCCACTTGGCTAGGTAGTGGGCCAGCACTCTAAGCTCTATGCCAGAGGCGTCAGCCCCAACAAGAACCCGGTCGTCAGGAGCAGAGAACAACTCACGACACTCACCCCCATAGGGAGCACGGGAAGCAGGGACTTGCGCTAGGTTGGGACGAGAATGAGAACACCTACCTGAGTAGGTTCCATTCGTATTCACGTTCCCGTGGATGCGCCCCTTCTTCTCCATGGTCATCCATGCGTTCTTGCCCTCAGCCAGAGCGCCTAGACGCTTCTGAACCAACAGGTATTCCAGCAGCTTCTCTGATGCTGGGGTTCCGATAGACCTCAGGACCGCCTCGTTAATCATGGGGCGCTTCCCCTCGTAGGCATCCGGCTTCCAACCAGCAGCCATGAGACGCGCCGCAATCTGGTCACGGCTTCCGGGGTTGAACGGAATCTCCTTGGTCCGGTTTGGTCCTCGCTCCACCTCAGTGGGCTTCCAGCCCTCTGCAACGGCGCTCTTCTTGGTCTTCCATGTCTTGCCGTCAGGAGTCTTCCAGATGGGTGTCTTGGTTTCGACCACAGTGGGGGAGAATAACTCCTGTAACTCACTCTCCAGTTCTACCCGGCGCTTCATCAGGGTAGCAGCCAAGCGGCTGGCCTTGGTATAGTCGAAGGGGAACCCGTTCTCAACCTGAGTCCTGATGGCTCTCGCGAAGGCGTGCTCAACAAGGAGCATCATCTGGCTAGGCTTCTTGTCCAAGAGGTATCTGTAGAGAGCGTAGGTAACCCTCACGTCCTGCTTGCAATACTCCTCCATCTCAGCGGACCACTCGGTCCAGTCTTCCGTGGCTCCGTGGTCGTCCTTGAGAATACCAAGGCGAAGACCCCAAGCCTTCAGGCTGTGGCTTCCGACAAGGTTCCTAGGGAAGTCCTCCCTGAGGAAGTCTTCGTTCTTCAGGTCTGGATGGATGCACGCCGCCATTACCTTGGTGTCCACAACGAACGGAGGGTCCAGAGATAATACGTCGAGGTTGCCCCAGACGGTATCAGCCCAGTGAACCAAGGCAGGCCAATCAAACCCAATGGTATTGTGGCCTACTATAGTATCAGCCCCTGCAATGAGTTCGATGGCTCTGTGAATAGCCCCCTCGGTTTGGCTGTTGTATGAATAGAGCTTCCCAGTCTCACAGTCCAGAAGCACAATGCAATGGATGGTGTGGAGGTCGCTCAGGTTTTCCCAATCGCTGATGGCGTTGGTCTCTATGTCTACGATGAGTTTCTTCATCATTTGTTGTGTGTGTTTATTATGTCTGATATTCGGATTAGCACGCCCGATGATGTGTTGTTGTCACCACCTTGGCGTTCACGGTCGCTGCCCTTGAGGGAGGCGACAATCTCTTTGAGGCGCGGGGTGGTAAGAAGGATAAAAGTCTCCTCCACCATGAAGCACCAGTAGTCAGCCTCTGTAGTCGAGATGCCCGAAGGTTTCCCTCGGGACTCATACTCGACAAATATATTCCCAGTAAGGCACGCCTTTCTGTCACGTTTAACTTCAACTTTCTTTCCCTCAAATATCTTTGCAAGAGCCTGCTCAGCCACTTGGCCGACTTTGAGGTCGTAGCGAAAGTCGCTATTGTATTCCATTCTTTAGAAGGGTGAGTTTGTATCTTCATTGTCGTCGTCTTGTTCTTGTGTGGGCTCCGCTTCTACCAATCTTCCGGTCGTTTGACTATACCGAAGTGTAGTCGCTAATCCAGTGTCCCCGCTAAAGCGGTTCTTGAGGACACGGACGTTAGTTAAGTGGCGCGTTTCAGCATCTTGCTGGTCGCGCTCCAGACCAACTACGCAGTCTGAGAGTTGAGCAATGGCTGCACTACCTCTGAGTTGAGCCAGTGTGGTCACCGCGCCGTTCTCATGGCCGCGCCCATCAGGACGCTTGAGGTGACTAACCAACACCAACCCCAACTTACACTCCTCAACCAAGCCTCTCAGCTTGGTCATCGTGTTGTCGATGAGGCGGCGTTCGTCGCCTGAGTCGATGCCAGATACCACGATACTCAGGTGGTCGAGCACAATGTATTCAACCCCCAGAGCCTTCGCCATGTAGCGGATGTGGTTCAATAGGTTGTCGGATTCCAGTGACCCCCAGTGGTCGTAGAAGAACATCCGTCCGTTGCCCACCGTCTTACCAAAGGCTTCCTTGTAGTCGTCGCTCGCCTTGATGGGCTCAAGGTGCAGGAGCTTGTTCATCTCCAGCCCAATGATTGAGTTGGCGGTTCGCTCGATGGATTCCTCCAAGGCGATGTAGCCAATGCGTTTGTCGGTGTGCTTCAAGAGGTGGTATGCCATCTCCTTGGTCACAGCACTCTTGCCGATACCTGAGCCAGCGCAGACGGTGACAATCTCACCAAGGCGCAACCCGTAGGTCATGTCGTTCAGCCCAGCCCATGGGTAGGGGACACTGTCGTTCACCTTGGTGGTGGTGAGCCTGTCGAACAGGTCAGCCCCGTCCATGATTGTGTCCGGTCGCCACACCTTGGCCTGCCAATAGGCATCGATAAGCTCTCGCCCCCGGCCCTCCATGAGCA